TATTCTAACTGTTTGATAACCACCAGACTGTGACGCTAGTAACGCTTCTACTTCTTTTTTGTTGAGTGGTTTATCTTCTGGTTTATATGTGCCATCGCCACGCTTCTTAGCACCTTCCAGGCCGAAACTGGCCAGGGCTCCTGTCAGTAAGCTGGCCGGGAACGTGATATCTTTTGGTTCATTGCTGTATCCCGGAATTGTTATGTAGTTAAGACTCACGATAAATCCGCTCCAAGCAACAACAATAAGTCGAACAATTATAGAAATAAATGCTAATTGTTCTTCTTTATCATCAATTCCTTCTTTTAGTTTTTGTAAAGGATTTTTCTTAACCTTGCTTTCTTCCATTGTTCAAGTAAGCAGTTATAACTATAATAGTCATTAATATTTAATTAAGCAAATATGGTAAAACCTTTAAAAAAAAGGTCTGAGTTTTTATTTCCAACACAAATAGTTTCGGGTGAAATTCCTGATTTTGATCAGATACAAAATAAATTAATTGATTGGATTTATAAATATAAAGAAAACAACGATGACATAGTTCGGATAAGTAATAAAGGTGGTTGGCAATCTGCTAGAAAAGATGTTTATGTTGATGAAGGCTTTAAACCATTTGAAAATATAATTGTATCGATAATCGGTGAATTGGTAGATGAATACAAACTAACAAGACAAGCTGATATCGTTCAAATGTGGATAAATGTTAATGGTGCTGATGCTTATAATGTTAGTCATAGACATCCTGGTGCTGATCTTAGTGGTGTTTTATGGGTAAAACAAACAGAAAAACAAGGTAGATTTATCTTTGACAATATGGATGTAGGTTATAGAGACGCAACTATTTTATATAACATGAATGCAAAATATTTAGAAGATAAAAGAATGCTTCCAGAATGGTATCCATCTTATAGGGATGGAACTATTATGATTTTCCCAGCTATGTTTTCTCATAGAGTAGAGATAAACGAAACTCAAGAAGATCGTATTAGTATATCTTTTAATATTAAATTGAAGTAAGATAAAAACAAAAGTTTTATTGCACAATGATTGAACTAATAGCTGCTACAGGTGGTGCATTATTAACAGCTATATTTGTGTCTGCTGGATCATTAAGTTATAGAGGTAAAAAAAATAGAGAAGATGTCGTAAGCTTACTCACCAAAGTAGAATTAATTTCTGACAAGATGGATGATATGCATGCTGACATGAGAGATATTTACGGTAGACTTAATTCACTAGACATAGCTGTCGCAGAATTAAGACCAAAACGATGACACAAGAAACAGACTTGCAAAATGAAAGAGTAAGAGTCATAAAAGAATTATATGAATTAGATGGTAGAAATGATCCAAAGCATAAATTTCATTCAGTTTTTACAGGATTGTGGCTTAATCGAGAGCAGATATGGAAAAAAATTATTATGTAATTGCGAGCATTGTAGAAAAACTCGTAAACAAATAAATAATTGCAATAAAAAAACTCTAGTATAAAACTTAAAAAATACTAGAGCTTAGTGTGTGTGAGGAGTAAAAGCAGATCTGTGATTCTACTCTTATGTTAAATATAGCTAAATAAGCTAAACTTATAAAGGCTATAAGTAAAACAAATGTTAAAGATTTTAAAACCTTTACTATTGAAGTTTCTTTCTACGTCAGCTTGTAAACAATTAGTAATAGATTTGCTTCGTACAATTTGCAAGCAAACTTCAAATAATCTTGATGATCAAGCTGTTGATTTTTTAGAAAGACAGTTATTCCCTAGTAGGAAAATTTCTTCTTTACCAGACTAATTATTTTTTCTTAGTCCCTTTTTTCTTTTTCTTTTTTCCTGTTCCGTAGTGTCCTGGCATAATTGTGTTGTGTAGCTATTCATATTAATAACAGTTTATAAGCTTTACTTAATAAAAATTTAAGATAAATTGATAATAAGTCACAGTTTCCTCACATCATGGATATACAAATTCCTTGGTCGAGTTGGTTTACTAAAAAAACTAGACGTAAACCAGACGATTGGATGATAGTGGAAATTAGTTTAGAAGAAGAGTTTGCTGTAGAAATGTTTTTAAGAGATATGTACGAAGTTCTAGATCCAGATGAAATGCCTGATTTAATATCAAAACTCGCTAACGATAATTTACGTTTACTAAAACTTGTAAGTCAAGCTGGACAGCATATAGATAAGACAAAAACAAAGAATCCTAAAAAGACTAATCAATAAGTTTGCAGTCGCAATCTTTCCATCTTGATTTTACATATTTAATAGCTTTAACTTTGTTTTCAGCATAAGTTGTAAGTTTCATTGGAGGATTACCAAAATCACTTACAAGAAAAGTAAATTTTTTAGTTTTTTTATTTTTTTCTGGTCTAGTAACTCCTTCCATATCAGGAGTTTGTGCTAATAATTCTTTGTCTGGAAAATTGTTTGATCTCATAATTTTTGCTTCATTTTTAATAAAATAAATTCTGTTTTAACTTTTGCATCCTGTTCAATTTGCCTATATTCTTCATGACTAATTACGTTTAATAATAATTCAGCAAAGCAGTTTTTATAAATAATTTCAAACAAATCGTCTTGTTTTGCAATTTCTAATAAAAAAGCTTCACATACTTTTTGTTTTCTTCTTACTCTTTGATGCCATTCATTATCATATGGTTCATTATCTCTTTCTTTTTGTGCTTTTATTTCTATAAGGCTTTTATTCATAGAGCCAATAGCATATTCTAATTCGTCTTTTAAAATAATTAATTCAGCACCTTTTATTTGAGATAACTCATCAAGACATACTTCTTTTCCTAATTGTTTACTGTAAAAATTTAGAGCCATAAAGATAAAGATAATTTTCTTTAGTCTAGCTTATTTTCATTCATTTCCCATAGCTTGATTAGTTCTTCTAATTCAGCTATTCGTTTTTTTGCTGCTGCGATTTTTTGTTTAATTGTCACCTTCTAATCTTTTCCTTTTTCTCATTTCTTTTAAGGATTTTTGACCTTGTAAAATATGTCCCTGCACTAAGGTATAGTAATTTTTCTTATGTTCAAACTGTTTCTTATCATAATCAGATAATTTATCTTCATCTATATCAACATGAAGTCTATGTACTTTTTTCTCAAAGCTTTTCATATGTAAATCAGCCCTGTTAGACAAATATTCAACAGCATTCTTATCATCAAGAATATGAATTTGTTTTCTCTTTGTTTGTACAACAACAGGATAGCCAAGTTCTCTACAATTATTTTCTATAGCTTTTGATACTTCTCTAAAAGCAAATTCATCAGGATGAGAAACATATTCTTTCCTGTGATATTTATCAACACGTTTGTTGTATTCTTCTTCACCTAAAAGATTATATTTAAAATGATGAAGGACTTGCTCTTCAGTGTATACGTCATTTTTGCGTATTTTTTGGTAGTCAATAGACAGGATTGGTAATTCTTGCATGATAAAAAAATAAAGTTAGTGAGTGCCTGTTAAGTACAGGCAAACTTGTAAGCAAAGTCAACTAAAGCCAAACTAGGAAACTGCAAGGAGACTAAGATCTAGGACTTACAAGATAATCTATGCCTAGGAAAAATTCTGTACCTGTTAAGCACAGGTAAGCTTGTAAGTTAAGCTAAAAGAAATTAATTTAAGTCAATAAAACTAAAACTAATCAAAATCAAGTCAAGGCAATACTAGGACTTACACCGAAGATGCCTAGTGAAAATTCTGTGCCTGTTATAGTACAGGCGGACTTGTAACTTAAGGGATAAAAATAAATTTTAAATTAAGGGAGGACAAGCCAAGGAGACGCATGATAACGGAAAACTAGGACTTACACCGAAGATGCCTAGATTTTTATATTAAAGCAGTTTCCTCATATGCAAAGTTTGACACCTTAAACTTACCTGCATTACCACCGTTCTCAGGTCTGTAACTGCCGACTCCAGAATACATACCACTTGCTGTTAACATGGTTTCAAGTTCTGATAATTCAACTTGACTTGTATCACAAGTTAATGAAAAATTAACAGACCAATCAGGAATTTT